CATTATATTGTATGATTAATTTATAGCGTTTTTTTAATTTTTCTATCAAATCAGGATTAGTCCCTCTTTTGCAGTTTTCATAATCGCTAATCCTTGCTTGATTAGTATGTAAAGCTTCGGCCATTTGAGGGATGGTCATACCAGCCTCTTGCCTTAATCTTTTCAATTCTTCTGCCTCTTCCTTAGTAGGTAATGGATATTTTCTCATTTTATTAAAAAAACTCTCGATTGCTTGACAACGATAGTATACTTCAAATATAGGGCTTTTGCCTCATCTTTAAACCTTTTTAAGTCAAAAAATGACCTTGGAGTACTATTCTTCCATGTAGCTATTACGTTCCCCTGATTATCAATTAGTACGTCATAATCCCGCATAAACTCTTGAATTTCAACCTTTAACTTTTCAATAACAAACTGTATCTTATTTTCTTCTTTTTTTGCTGCTTTAAGCTCTTCCAGTTTTTGTATGATGTTACTTTCTGCAACAATTTCGTGGTGATGCGACTCGGGAAACAAGTTAAACGTGTCTCTGGTATTAACGCATTTAGGCGGTATTCTTTTTTCTATATGGTTATGCCAGAAATTACAGGCTATCTTAATTAGCTTCTCTTCTAGCTCCTTATTTCGCTCATAGGTATAAATTCTAAAATCTTGACCGCCAATGAGTACTGCTATATCAACTTTTTGAACGTCACAGATTGAGGCATAATGAGCAACTTGCACTAAATATGACTCAGGGATTTGGTCAGTCCCTAAATCGCCCCACTCTTTAGACTTGGTAAAGCCGGCAGTCTTACATTCTAAGACATACTCTTTATTACCAACCCACCGATCAATATTAGCTCCTAAAAACTTATATTCAGGGTGGTAGATTGTGTTTGGTTCTATTGCTGTAGTTTGACCAATAACTTCTGAATACTCCTTAGCAACAACATCTTCTAAAAGATTCCCCCACCTCATTGCAGCATTAGTTTCGTACGCAATATCATTGCTGGTTTTATCAAGGTATACATCAAGAGCAGTCCTATAGGGACTTAAACCACAGATAGCAGCTAAATCAGTCCCCCCTAGGTAATTCTTACGCTCCCTTAGCCACTCCTGCTTGTTTTCCATACTAATAACTTTATTTCTTTATTATTATAAATAACGCTTTATTTCCTCAAGCTGACCTAATACTTTCTGAAAATTAAATAGTAAATGCTCTTTTGCTACTGCTTGCTTTTCTAAAAATAAAACCATCAAAATACAAAATTCTCTTGGTACTACCACAAATTCATCGTCAGTCTTTGACTTAAGCCACATTGACAAATCGTGCGTATCTACACCATCAATTTTAGTAAATAACAACCTCATAAACTCTTCTTTCGGAATAAAGCGATCTTTTATAGCCATATTATACCTCTACCCCTCTAGTTAGCGAAAAGTAAGAGCGTAATTCCTGATCAGCCGTGTAAGCATTATACTCTGCCTCATCTATTGCCTGCTCTAGAGCTATCGGGTCATATTCACTAGTATCCCAGTCAACACAGTAATCTTTTGCCTTTTCAAGTAAATATTCATACTGGTCTATATCCTGCATTAATTGGTAATAATTATCGCCGTAGGTTTCATAAGGAATGTTATAAAAGTTAGCTCTTTCTATCTGTTCCTCTATAAATGCTTCCCTTGCTCTTTCGCCGATTCTGGCAAATCTGTCCCTGCTAGATGCAGATAACTCGACAGGTTCGTTTTTAGCTTCATGAAATTTAGGTACTTCTTTTATATTAGCTGGTAATTTTACTGCTTGACGCTCATTATGGATTTTTACTGCTAGCCTTGCTTGCTCAAGATTAGAAAATACTTGCACCTCTTCTTTGGTAGGTAGTAACATTTTCTTTAAGGTTTCTATAGCCTTGGCAACGCTTAATTCTTCAAAATTTTGTATATTTTTTTCTGATAATTCATGACTTCTTAAGTCTATTCTACTATGATTTACTGGATCATTAGCTTTTTTGTAATTTTTTAACTTTGAAAAAGCACCTTGACATAATGGTAGCCTTGAGATATTTTGCATATATACCTTCTTCTCAATTTGGTTATTAAAAGTAAGAATTTTACTCGTCTAGTAAACTAATAAATTCTTGCCACTTATAAGGTTATAAAAACGTCTTAAGCCTTAAACTTAAGGCGTTTTTTTTATGCCTTACTTATGGATTAGTATAATGTATGGAAATCATAATATCAACTCTTTTTACAAGAAAAAGATAATTATTTTTATAATAATTTAGATTTATTATTGTAGTGTTGCACTATTTCTTCAATTTTAGCTTGATTAATAATACAACTACTAAATCTAACACCAGTAGTGTTAGGAATAGTAATAATATTTTTTTTACTAAATAATTCTAGTGCGGCAGTAACAGTTGCTCTAGTGATTTGATTGATTTTAGATAATTCTTCAATAGTAATAATAACTTCGTTATTTACTGATAACTGAATTAAAGATTTTAATATTTTTTTTTGAGATTTTGTTAGAATGTTATAGTCATCTATAGCTTGATTAACAATATTTGAGCTCTGCATGGTATTATAATATAATTTAACAAAAAATCACCTATATAAAAAGAATTGACTTTTTATTATTCACAATTATCATCATTAACACGCATTTACAACAAATAAGTAAGGAAAATATTACATGTAGAATACACATAACAAACACTAAGAAAGCTTATTATTTAAAATCCCCCGATAGCAAATAAAAACTTTCAAAAAATTTTAAGAGTATCTAACGATACCTCAACCGTTATTTTTTTACTTCAAAACCAACAACGATTGGTCTGAGAATAGTAGAGTATTACCTACTAGTCAAGAAATTTCTTGTTGGTTTTATGAAAATTTTTAATTTACATTAACTAACAACAAATAAAATGGCTTATTTAGCACAAAAACATGAACAAAAAGCTCAAAGACCTATTTACCAAGAAGCCTATCAATATTATTTAGATTTATATGCAGAAAAACAGACTAGTTCCTTCCGTATAATAAAAGATATATGGGAAGACATTCCACAAAATAATACCAGAGATAAACCATTAACCGAATCCCAGTTAAAACTAGTAGCTATTATTTACGCTCTAATAGAGAAATCAGATAACAGGTTTACATATTTTTCTTTAGACTTTCTTTGTAAAAAACTCAAGATCACAGATAGACAACTACGCACAGTAAGAAAAGCAATAAGTCATATATTCCATAGTAAATGGCGAAAAGCTATTAAAATAAAAGGGATAAGGAGAGAGAATATATACGTTTTTAGTTATACCTGTAGAGGTAAAATCATTTTAGAAGCTACTGATAAATATTACAAAAGTATTAAACTCGGAAGTACACTTCCGACTTCTTATAATGAGTATGAAAATAATAAAAAGAATATAGATCATAAATCTAATTCTTTTTTGATTTCTAAAGAAATTACAACTAAGGAAAATACCACTTCAGAAATAGTCCTGTTTCCAAAAGAGCCTGTTAAAACTGTTAAGCTTAAAAAGCTACTTGCTAATGAGAGAAAAAAACCTACTAAAGCCGAGCGTAAGGCAAGAATTTACCATTTTAACCAGTACAAAGAGCCTAAAGACTTAGGATACCACTACCCACTAACTAAGGATGATGGCGATAAGTTACAACGCTTGTCAGGGAGGGACTTTAGACTAAATGCGATGAATGAGATACTCCTTGATATGTCAAAACGGCGAGATAACAGGTTTTGCTCAAAAGCGCAGTTTATGGCCTATTTCGGCAAATGTTTGCGGTTTGAGATGCGGGACGCTGTTAAAACTAGCAATGATAATTTTTACATAAAAGCAAACGTTACCCCGATAAATCAAAAGGAAATAACCAAAGCAAAGCAAATAGAGCAATACCTAGCCGAAGTTGAACAGAAAGCGATTACTCACGTTTGTCCCGATAACCAGTTAAAGGCGAGGCTTGCTAATACCCTTGAACCGCTAAGAAGCTATGAGCTTTTATCACACATTAAGGATTTTGCCGTTATCGGTAGTATCGTAAGAATTTACTTAAGAGCCGAGTGCGAGTTGAGTGAGCATGAGCAGAACGTTATTTTAACTCAGGTTCAGTCCATATATTCAAGTCCTGACATTGAAATAGAAAGCGTTGAGTATTTAGTAGAAAATTCTTATCAGCAAGTAAACGGCTATGATGAGGTGCGGACAAAAGGAACTCCTGTCATGCCAACATTACAACAAGGCATCTGGGGAGACATTTGCCGCAAGCTTATAGAAACAAGCGGTATTCATGTTTATAATAACTGGTTTAGCAAGTTAACTCCCGTTATTGATGAGCAGAATAGAACTATTGAGCTAAAAGCTCCAAATTTGTTTGTTAAGCAATGGGTAGAGATGAACTACGGAGATGGAATTAGGAATATTGTTAAAAAGCTAGGATTGGAGTTCAGAGAATTACCTAATAGCTCTAACCTAAGAAGAGGTTTAAATGAGTAAAAAGAAAATTAACAACGTTAAAAGTAATTATCAACATTTTAAAGCCATTATCGGGACAATAAGCGCGGAACTTGATTACTTCGGTAACTTCAAGGAAACATTATCGTTAGACAAGGTATATTTAAAGACTAGATGTAGCGGCGATAAACCTGTTGTCGATTATGCCGTTATCAATAGAAACAAAGCCACGGAGACTTTATTTGAACTGGCACAAAAAGGTTTAGCAAATCAGGTAGTTTCATTTGACGGCAAAATAATAGATTGTAGGCATGTCCAATTGTATGAGGGTATGAAGTTTTTGCACAATGAATCTCACTGTAAAATTGGATATATCAAAAATATTAATATTCATTATAAAAATAAAAGCAAAGTAACTGTAATCAATAGAAAAGTAATTTATGACAAAAAATGATTTAGCTCTTTTTGAAGATCACAAAATTCGTAGGGTTTATAACGAAAAATCTGATACATGGTTTTTCTCGGTTATTGATGTTGTAGGTGCATTAACCGATAGTACTAATCCTGGTGCTTATTGGAGAAAATTGAAACAACGATTAACTCAAGAAAACAGTGAAGTCGTGACAAAATGTCACGGGTTGAAACTAAAAACACCTGATGGAAAGATGCGTAAAACTGACTGTGCGAATACCGAGTCATTATTCCGTATTATACAATCAATCCCATCATCTAAAGCAGAACTTTTTAAGTTGTGGCTTGCTAACAATATTATGACAAATGATACTTCAATCAGTTTAAATAATTATTGGGCAAAACATTATGCTAAGCTTAGTTATTGGACACGAGAAGAAGCAGTAACATTAGCGGTTGATTTAAATCCTCGATGGAATATTAATACTCTAGAGGTGTTAAAAAGAGTAGGTGATCAAGATGTACCACTATTGGAGTTATTAAATAGAGCTATAGAATGTAACACAATAAAGGTTCAGGATAATAAAATTAAACCATTAGATTTTATAAAATGGTGTAAAACAAAAGATATTCCTATCCCTCAAAAATTAGACGTGCTTGTTAACGAACATCACACTCCTGAAGCTGAAGATTTGGAAGCAAAATATCAAAGGTCAGAAAAAGAAAATAATGATAAAGATATGTTAATTCAAAATTTAAAAGAAGAAAATGAGAGATTAAGAGAAGACCTTAAACCTTTACACGGGGGAGAAAGAAATGGTTGGATTAAGCTTTTCGCTGGTTTTATCGGTGCGAATTATGATAATTTACTTAGTAAAAAAAATATAAGAGATTGGGTAGAAGTAATATATAAAGATTTTGAAAATGTTGAAAGCAGTACAAATATTGAATTATATGATATTACTTTTGAAAAAAGCACATTGATCGAAAAATTAACAATGGTTCAAAAATATTGTAAGGAGCATTCTAAACCATCTACTAAGAAATAACCGCTTTTTTTTAGCATTTTTAACTTCTATCCCTTATCTTATATAAAGTTTTAGACTAGGAATAAAATTTATTCCTAAAAACAAAATTCACTCCATTTTTTTTAGCATTTTTTAACTTCTATAGCTTATACGATAAGCTTTTTCAGACTAAGAATGAAATTCATTCCCAAAAAATAAAATTCATTTTTTTTAGTATTTAACATATCAGATTAATATTGCTTCCACTGTTTAACCATAAAAAGGGAGCAATTGAATATGACCCACCATTTATTACCAGATAAAGCCGCCTTTGTGAGGCTTCATACGATCTTAAAACTGCTGCCTATTAGTAAATCAACTTGGCTAACAGGTGTTAAATCCGGTTATTTCCCGAAGCCAGTAAGATTAGGCAAAAAAATAACCGCCTGGCGAGTTGAGGATATCCGCAAGCTTATTAACAGCACTGAAAACGGAGGGGAGTCATGGAACTAATTTTTAATAATGAGTTTTGTAACTTAATTCCTCCGCTTAGTCCCGAAGAACTCAGTTCTTTAGAAGCTAGCCTTAAGCATGAAGGTTGCCGTGATTCCCTAGTGGTATGGAATAATACCATAATAGATGGACACCACAGGTATGCTATTTGTACTAAGCACGGCATAAGCTTCAATATAGTTGAGAAACCAGAGCTAGAGACTGAGCTGGACGTAAAGCTCTGGATGATCAATAACCAGTTTAGCAGAAGGAACTTGCCTACTGAAACTAGGGTAGCACTAGCTTATAGATTTAAGGAGTTAGAAGCGCAAAAGGCTAAGGAGAGGCAATTAGTTAATTTAAAACAATTTTCTGAAAAAGAAGAAACAGCGGAAACAAGCTATTCTACCGATAGGTTACCAGTAACCTTACGGGATAATACTGAAAATAATAAAACTTTAGAAGTTATTGCTCAGAAAGCAGGTGTTGGTTATAGCACTGCTTTCCAATATGACGCTATCCAGCGCAAAGGTACTGATGAGCAGAAAGCTGAAGTGGCAGAAGGCAAGTCCAGTATTAAGAAAGTTTATACGCAAATTCAAAAAGCTGAGCGTCTAGAGAAGAATAAGGTAGCAGCATGGCCAAAAGGTAAGTACCGAGTTATATATGCCGATCCTCCGTGGCAGTATGGGGACGAAAGAAGCGGTTTTGGCGGGGCTACAGACCACTACAACACAATGACTATGGAAGAAGCTTAAAAGTATGCCAGTTAGCTCGTTAAGCGAAGATAATGCTGTTTTATTCCTATGGGGTACTGCCCCGTTATTACCGGAAGCAATTGAGCTGATAGAGTCTTGGGGTTTTAAGTACAAAACCAATATTGTCTGGGACAAGGTGCGAGCCAACCTCGGTAATTATACCTCCGTAAGACATGAGCATTTATTGATAGCTACTAAGGGAAGCGGTGTGCCTGACAATATGACTAGGGTTGACTCAGTGCAGGTTGTTGAAAGAGTTGGTCGCCATTCGGAAAAACCCGAAGAATTCAGAAACATAATTGAAAGTCTATACACCTACGGCAACAAGCTTGAAATGTTTGCTCGTAAGCAAGTGGATGGTTGGGAGGTGTTTGGTAATGAACTTTGAGCATTATAAAGAGCTATATCGATCCAGATTATCTATAGGGCAAAAATTTCAGGATTTTTGTGCCGTGCAGATCATGAATAATCTGCATATTCCTTTGGTTAACCTACAGAGTAAAGAGTTTCAATTTGAGATAGGTGAAAACCTACAGGGGTTTGAAATCAAATACGACCAAAAATTTGATAATACTCATAACCTGTACATTGAAACGGAGCACAGAGTTTATCCTGGAGAAGAATATTACAAAGGAGGAATACTTAGGAATGATAATTCATGGCTATATTGTATAGGTAATTATGACGTGATCTACATATTTTCTAAAAAATCTTTGGTGCATTTATACCAGAGCGGATGCTATCCGGTCATAAAAAATAATTTAATGACCTCGAAAGGGTTTTTACTACCTAAGCATGATGCCGATAAATATGCAGCAATAAAAATAGCAACGAAAACTGTAGTTAATGAAACTGCGGAGGGGAAAAGTGATCAAAAATATAGAGAGTAGAAAATGAACAGGGAAATACAACAGCATATTACCGATATCTATAGTGCGTTAGATGAGTTTGATAATACTAGAGATTTACTAGAGATCCGTTATTGGCTTTTAAGTAGCAACCTCGGTCAGAATGATAATTTTCTAGCGGCAAGGTTCAATATAGAAAATCAAAAGTCCGTAGTTACCGGGCATTTAACTCGGCTATCGGAATCGGTTGACGATCTTGAGATAAGGGTAAACCGGTGCAAGCAGCTAGTTTTAGTAGAAAAGGAAAAAGACCCTAAATTTGTTAGAGCATATGATAAATATCACAAAAAACTCGAGAGGTAATATATAAGGCGTTTGCCTTGATAATTAGCAGATATCAAAGGCATAACAAAAGTAAAAAACACACTAGGAAATCAAGGTGTGTAAATAGAGTGTTAACATTAATTTACGAATAAAGTTAAGGAGGAAATTATGGGTTATTTAGATGACTATTTTGACGATGGCAATAGCTACTACGGCGTATGTTTGAACTGTGGTAGTGCGAAGTGCGGATATCATGGCGGTTGCACTGATAGAGAAAAAGAATTGGATATAGATAAGGAGAAAGATCATGAGTAATACATTTTTTAATTTTAATAACGTTGAGAAGCAAGCTAACTATCCGTTAATACCAGACGGTACTTTAGTAAAAGTCCGCTTGGATATTAAGCCCGGAGGATATAATAACACGGATGAAGGTTGGGATAGTAATATGGCAACTTTAGGGCAGAGCGGGGCTGTATATTTGAAATGCGAGTATAAAATACTCAGCGGACCATATAAAGGACAGAAGATATTTTCTCTAATAGGTCTATATAGTCAGAAAAGCCCATTGTATCAGCAAATAGGTAGACAGCAAATATTAAGCATCTTGGAGAGTAGTCGCGGAGTATACTCTAAAGACAGATCCGAGGAAGCTATTAAGAAACGCCGAATAAGCAGTCTATCCGACTTGGATAATCTAACGTTTATTGCTGAAATAAGCATCGGTAAGGATATGAAAGGTGAGCCGAAGAATGAGATAAAAAAGGCGATCACCCCTGATCATCCTGAGTATAGCAAACTTATGCAAGATGATCAAGAAGACGGCAATTCACCTTTTTAATGTTTTTAGTGTTTAAGGCGGTTAGCACGGCCGCCTTTTTTAAAATTATCAATTTAGATACGGAGATAATGTATGAGCAAAACTAATAATTCTATTTTTTATAATGATAAAAATAAAACCGAAACACAAGAAAATTTAAAAATCACTCTTTCTTGTGGGTACGGAAAAACGAATAATAAAATTAATCAATACACCTACGATTATAGCGAATTACGGGCTAAATTGCAAGGATTTACTGAGGTTAAGGCTCTTTACAACGACAAAATAGTAGTTAATGGACAAGAGATAACACTATCGGTTGATGATGCAATAAAACAATCGTTAAAAGCAGCAAAAGATGAGTCTGAATGGTTTATTGCAGGCGTTTTTGAGGAAAACATAAGGCGTAAGGAGAATCTAAAGTATCGTAATGCCGTTGTTCTCGACCTAGACAATTATGACGGGGATATTTCCACCTTGGAATTAAGCATAAAGGAGGAATTAGCAAGCTATACGTATCTTGCATATTCAACGGCATCCCACACCCCAAGTAAGCCAAAAGTTAGAATATTCATACCTACTACTGCAAATATTATGACTGCTGAGTATGACGGAGTAGCCCGTAGTTTTGTTAGTAAATTGAGTTTCAAATCTGCAATAGATGCTGCTAGTTTTAAAGCAAATCAATTTATGTATTTCAGTAACACAATTAAAATACAAGACTTACCGGAAGGAGTGAAGCAACCTGAATATCACAAATGGTTCTTGGAAAATGAAGCGGAATTACTAAACCCGCAAGAATTTAAGCCGGCAGCAATATCAAACGAAGGTACTATAAAAAATACGGGAGCACTAACTTCTAAGCAGAAGCAGTCTCCAACCCTTAATTTAAGTGAAAAAGAAGTAATAGAAAAGTTAGAAGAATATCCAGCTAGTAGGGTCTCGTATGATGAATGGTTAGAAGTACTGATGGCGTTGCACCATTATTAC